GCTTCAGCTTCAATAATTTTTGCAGATGCTTTCATTTCTTCTGTGCCAGATTGCATTAATTGCATATTCATTTCAGCTTTTAATTTTTCAGCTAAATCTTTATCAGGAATAGCTTTATCAACTGTTTTAAATATTGTTGTAAGGAGTGGTGCAAAAGCACTTAAAGCTGGTAGCATATTAGTCTATTGCACAGAAATTAATTTCGCCATTTCCGTCTCCGTGTTTAATAAATGCAACTTGTTGCCCTGATCTTATTTGAAAATATTCAACAGTATCTTGTGGCAAAAGTATAGATTCTTCTGTTGCTGTTGGGTTATAACCTATTTTAATATGTGCGTGTGTTCCTCTAACTGCTATTCTTACTATTCCTGAACCAGTTATGATTGCAGAAGATTGTTGAGATGTTTCTGTTAAATCGTGTGTTTCTGGTGTAAAATCTGTGTCTATTTTAATTATCTGCATAGTGTTCTCTAAATGTTCCTTTTATAGTGTTTAAACCATCAAAATACCCCTTTTTTTTAATATTTAGGGTTTTTATGAGGTTATACTCATATTTAAGCCAATATGCTTAAAAATGCGTCTAAATCAGTTTAAACGATATTATTTGCTTTTAGTAGAATCTATCAGCAATTCTATATAGTGTTTGGCTTTTAATAAGTCTTGAACACCACCCTTGTCTTTAAACCTTAAAATATACTTTAATATATTTCCTTCCACAAAGCCAATATTATTTTTAACTATAAATTCTATTGGTTGTATCTGGTATTTTTTATAGTGGTTTCCACCAACTTGTTTTTTATAAGACTTCATAAACCGTTCTTCCATTAGCTTTGTAAGCTCTTAAATACATTTTACGATTATTTGATTTGTTATAAGAGATATGGACCCAACCAGAGTTTATTTCTTCGGGTTTCCAAAATTCTAAAATTACTTGATCGTAAGTTAAATTTTTAACTACCCAGTCAGCTAGTTCTTTATTAGGTACTCCTATAACTTCGCAATCAACAGCTTGACCAAGAGTGTGTTGTGATGTTGTAGAACTTCCTATTGCTTTGCAAAGTTCTGGAGAACGATAACCAGAAGTAATTTTTATATCGCCAAATTGATTTATGATTGGTTCAATAACTTCGTAGATTAATGTTTGTAGATTTATTAAAACTTGATCTGTTGGAGTGTTATCTATTCCAAGTCTTGTTGCAGTCTCAGAAAATAGTAATTCTTTTAAACTAATTTGCCTATCCATTTGCCATCTCTATTTAAAACACAGGGTGCTAACTTCGGTTGTGAATCTATTATTAAACCAGTTCCAATTATAAATCTAGTTTTAAAATTCTTAGCATATTCAAAAGCTAAAGATTTTTGATCTATTAAACAACCAACTTGCATACCCCAAAATAAGTTATCTGGATTTGCCCAGTATTCAATTTTAAATTTAGTATGAAAATGTCCTTGAACACAATTCATTCCATTGGTTTGAGAAACTTTTAAAACATCAGCAGATCTTCCGTGAGTGAATAAGCACCTTTGTTTATTAGGTAAGGTAACTGTTAAATCATCAATCCACTTCCATTTTTTAGTTCCTAAAAATTCTCCGTATTCTTTTAAGTAAGCTCTAGGCATACCATGTTTTAATGCTCGTCTATAAACCATTGATGAATGGTTAGAATCTATTTCAATTAATTCAGGAAATATTGATTCTAATTCTTTTACATAATCTTTTGCTTTAGCTAATTCGTGTCCAGCAGAAAATAAATCAGGGTTTGAATCGTGGAATGATAAAGCGTGGTGGTCCAATAAATCACCTATAGACATTACGAATGTTGGCTTATATTGTTTTTTTAACTCTTTTAAAAAATCAAAAGAATCTTCTCTATGATATGGTAGGTGCAAATCTGAAATAATCAGAATCCTTCTAGTGTCCATAGACTACCTATTAGTTGTATTCGTTTTATTTAGCAAGAAATATTGTTATTAAAGCTAAAGCTAAACTTCCAGTAGCAACAAGTATAGACCAGTAAAGGTTTTCTACCTTTTTCTCTAATTTATACATTGATGTACTGAGTATTCTTATTTCTCTTTTAATTCCTGTGATATGCCCTTTAAAAGCTATTAATTGTTCGTTTTGTGTTCTTGCCATTGTCTTTTAAGCATTTGCAAGACTTTAGCAAGACACACCCACCAATCCAAAGTTTGTAAATGCAATTAATATTATGCAGTGTGTTTATCAAACTATTGTGTTTTAATAAAGTTATTTGTTAAAAGTCTTTTGTATATCCGAATACCAATCTTTATAAAACTTCTGAACATCTTTTAAGTATGTTTCGTAGTTTTGTTTTAGTTCTTCGTATGTCGGTAGTTTAAATGTAAACATTTTATTCTCCTATTTAGTTTTAGGATATATATGTTGCGTTGCAACAAAAATCAAGACTACTTTAAATGTTCTTTAATTGATTCAATAATATATTTGGCGATCTCAAACTTCCATTCCAAATATAATCCTAGAATAATTCCTAAGATAAAAATTATCATTATGGTTTAACTGGAAACACAACTGCATTTACTTTCGCAACTGTATTTACACCTTCAGTAATATCTCTTAAATCTTGTCTGTATTCTAACCAAGCAGTTTTTAGTTCAGCAGATAATGGACTGTCTGATAATACTGTCCAATCAGAAGAAGCTATTAAAGCATTTCTTTTTGATCTTAATCCAGCGATTGCTCTATCAAATGCACCATTAGCCCAAGCAGTTTCTTCAGCTTGTCTTTGTGCTATTTCTTGTGCTGTGAGTTCTATTTGAACTCCATCTACTAATTTATGTTCCATATTTCCTTTATAGTTTATTGTTTATTTTAGTCAATTATTTTATTCCATACATTAGAATAGTGCCATCATCTATGTTACCAGCTGAAAATTTAAATCTAATAGCGTTAATAGCCGATGTAGTATTGCCATAACCTGCTACATAAGAATTATAACTATAATTTGAATTTAGATAATTATTTATATTAGCAATAAAGTGTTTTACATAAGTTGTAGAAGATGGGTTAAATAAAGTTAAAGAACCACTAAAACATTCGTCAGCACCAGCACCAACATTTTCTGTAAGTTCTTGTTCTGCGGTAGATTGTGCTAAATCTCTTGCTGTTTCATATCCAAGTCTTGTAGCTGTATTAGCTTCATCATGGTATGCAGAAAAAAATGTAGTAGTTTTAGTTACGTTATAGTTAGAACCAGAATCTGTACTTAGATTAAATGTAAATTCAGCACCATCACTAGATGGGTGTATATTAATAAAATAGAATTGATATTCTTTGTATGTGCTATCTATTCCTGTTGTAAAACTAATTGATGCAGAAGCAGAAGCTGTCTGCGAACTTATTAAAACCATGTTGCCAGTAGAAACAGAAGCATTGTAAGCAGTTACATTGGCAATAGAATTGTTCACCAATGAAGCTGGTAATAGAACACCACTTGTAGTTATGTTGTTTGCAAATGATCTTGTTATTGTTCCCATTATGATTTTTTCACTCCGTATAGTTTAATAATACCATCATCTATGTTACCAGAACTAAATTTGAACTGAATAGCATTTACAGCAGATGTGGTATTACCATATCCAGCTATAAAGGTATTTCTATTATAACTGTTAATAACATAATCAGAAGTATTTGCTATAAAGTGTTTAACATAAGTTGTAGACGCAGGATTAAACAAAGACAAAGAACCTGAACAATTTTCATCATTTGTGTTTCCAGTATCTCTTGTTAAGTCTTGAAATGATGTTGATTGTGCCAAATCATTATCAGTGTCATACGTTAAACCAGAATCAGTACCATCTTCCTTATGATAACTATAAAAAAATGTGCTTGTTTTAGTTACGTTGTAATTAGAACCACCATCTGTACTCATGTTAAATTGAAATTCAACACTATTAGTAGCTGGGTGGCAGTTAATAAACTTAAATATATATTCATCATAAGTGCTATCTAAGCCAGTTGTAAAAGATATTGTTGCAGATGCACTAGCAGTCTGTGTAGATAATAATATTAATGTTCCACCACTAGCATTAGCAAAAGAAGTTACAGCACTTACTGAAGCATTTGTAATTCCAGCAGGAAGTATAACTCCACCAGTTGTAATGTTGTTTGATAAACCTCTAGTAATTGATCCCATTATTTTATTCCATATAAGTAGATTACACCATCCATATTACCAGTAACATATTTGAATTGAATTGCATTTATAGCAGATGTTGTATTAAAATATCCTGCAACATTAGTATCAATTTCTAAACCTGTTGAATCACCATTAATACCACTTGTTCTTGATATAAAGTGTTTAACGTATGT